GATCTAATGCTCTATTAGAGTATGCAGATATATCATATTTAAATATATCTTTAGAATTTCTTCCAGGACTACCTTGAGCAAATCGAACATCTCTGTTTTGAGTATTATAATTAGGTGCTATAGCTAATATTGAAGAAGCAGAAGTACTAGTAGTATCTATTACTTCTTTTCTAAAATCTTGAAGTTGGTTATTAATATTACCATTAAGATTTTGAAATTGATTAAGTAATTGTTTATACCCTAAAGTATGGGGAAATAATCCTCTGTAAACAACACCACTATCTAAAATGCTAAGGTTTTTATCAAGCCCAGTTCTTTTATCTGCAAATTTAATTCGTGTTACTCCTGCACCATTTGTAGCTCCAGGACCTCCTAAATATGATAATACAGCATCTCCAGCAACATAACTTATAGCTTTATTAATAATACCACTTACCCCCTGACTTGTATTACCATTTGGGTTTAAATTATATCCAATGTTTCCTGGAAGTCTTATTTTTTTACTATTTACAATAGCATCTTGTAATAAAACTAATCTATTTAGTTTATTCCATTCATCTTCAGATTTTTGAACTTTTAAATGTTCATCATATGTTGTAGAAAATGTAAATGGGTTAAGAGTAATTGATGGGGGTTGATTTAAAGTATTAAAATGAAATCCTTGAAACCCATATTGAGCTTGTTCTAATGTGTTAGATATAGCATAAGATCCTTGATTTGGAGCTATAAAAGATGACATTTCCGTAGCAACGGACATCCTAGATAATATATTTGTTTTAGCAGCAAAAGAATTAAAATTCTTTTCATCACCTATAAGTAATTGAGTTAATGATGATACACCATTATCTGCTAAATTATAAGCTAAAGTTCCTCCTCGTATTTTAAAATCAGGACTTAATGTAAGTTTTTGTGTTTCTTCTTTTAAAGAACCATTTTTATTAACATACTGAGTTACCTCATTAGTATCACCTAAAGGAATTTGCCTTTGGATATAAGGTTGATTACTTGAACCACCCCCAGGTCTATCCAACCCATACTTAAGAGATTTTAAGTCAGTTTTTAATGTTACTAAAGGCATTTATTAGAAAGATTTACCTTCAGGAGCATTATTTTTATAAGTACCTTTTGAAAAAGTATCATTAATAGGATTAATTCCCTTAGCAGCATTAGCTGATGTTGGGTTTACTCCATTTAAATCAAAAGATGACGGGGTAGTAAATGGAACATTAAGTTGTGGTTTACCTACTATTGAATACTGAAAATGTAATTTAGAATCTTGTAATGATGCAAAATTATTTGGGGTTGGACCACCATTCAAATTAGAATAAACTGATTTGTCTTTGTTTAGTTTATCAATAAGTGCCATAGTTTTAAGTTTTTAAAAGTTTATTGTTTTATTATAAATATTATCTTATTCTAGAAGAATTCATAACTACTGCTTTACCCACTTTAGAACCATCTATATGGATATCACCCCCTTTTTCTACTAACATTACTAATTTTTCAAGTAATTTAATTACATATTGTTGTTCTTTTGAATTACCACCTAATAACTTAGTACCTCCTACAATAATATCATCTGCTCTAAATTTTTGAACAGGCATTCCAGGACGAGAAATAAAGTCAGCAGCAACTTCTTCACCACCTAGTGCTCTTGCTAATGGTGGTGCTAAAGCTTCTTGAATTGGTTTTGATTCTCCAATATATTGACCAGCTAAAGAACCTAAAGTTCCTCCAGCAAATGTTCCTATAGGACCAAGAACAGAACCAGCAACTGATCCTAAAACACTTCCAATAGCTCCTGAAGCTGAGGGAATTATTTTTTTTGCTTTATCTAAAGGTCTTAAACTAGAATCTGTTAAAATAGAAGCAAGATCTGCGGCCCCAAGTAAAACACTCATTAAACCTCCACCTTTAACAGCTTTTCCTATAAATTTAGCTGCTTTTCCTAATAATCCATTTTTTAATAATGATGCTGGGTTTAATTTTGAAGCAACATTTACTATGCTTTTTCCAGCAGATTTTAATCCACCAAAAACTTTACTTCCTACACCCTTTAAAAATCCACCGGCTGTACTTCCAGCAGATTTTAATCCACCTAAAGCTTTACTCCCCATACCCTTTAAAAATCCACCAGCTTTACTAAAAAATCCTCCAAACATGTTACCTAATTTAGGCATTAAACCCGAAAACATGTTCATAATTTTAGGTCCTAAACCTTTTAAAAACCCACCAAACACTCCTAGTTTAGGGACTAATTTACCAAGTACACCCCCAAATTTACCAAAACGACCTGTTAGTTTTGAAAATGAACTACCAAATTTGTTTAAGCCTTTACTAAATTTACTTTTTCCTTTTAAATCTACATTAATTTCACCTTTTTTCTCAAATGCAGATGCTATAGAATCACCTAAGGCATTTGAATTTACATCTTGAACAAACATAGCAGATTGTGGGCTGCTACCATCTTTTTTACCTAAACTTACACCCGTAAATTTTTCTATAAGACCTTTACCCATATTCTTAAGGGGTTCATCTAATCCTAAAACTTTTAACCCTTGAAAACCTGCAATTCCACCAGCTAATATTTTAACAAAGGTTGGATGGTCTTTTACAAAAGATTTAAGTTTATCAATAGCATTTTGAACAAATTTAAATAATTTGTCTATACCCCTAGGTAATGTTTTATTAAAAAATTCTTTACCCGCAGGAGAATTAAACCAATCCATAAATGGTTTAAGAACATTTTTATCAAGTAAATCAAAAAGATGACCTTTAATTTTATTCCATATTCCTTCAAGTTTTTCCATTACGGGTGATAACCTACTATAATATTTCATTGAATCTGCTTGAGCTGCTCTTTGTCGAGCTGCTTCTTTTTCAGATGCTGACATACCAGATTTCATAGCTGCTTGGCCATCTTTTTGACCATCAACTAAATCCCCTTGTAATGAAACATTTTCTTTTTGTTTAACCAACATACCAGCCATTTCATCTCTGCTCATACCGATTGCTTTAGCCATAGCTTCTTGTTGGACAACATTCATTTGTTGAAATTCTTGAAGACCACCTGCTTGTTCTATTAATAATTTAGCTGCTTCTTCAGATTTACCTTGTAATGCTAATTCTCTTGCTTTTTCTAAGTTTAACTGTTTACCAGTTAATAATTCAGCTTCCATTTCAGCCGCAATAGAATCTTCAAAATTTAATAATCCCTTAGCCATGTCTTCCATTTTCTTCATTTCAACCCCTAATTTTTTAGACATAGCAACTGTTTTTACTAATGCTTTTTCTTGACCCGCAAATCTTATTTTTACAGTATCCGAAACATTTGATACCTCTTCTAAGAGGCCTTTCATGCTGGTTGATAATTTTAAGTTTTTAATTTGTTGTAAAGCAGTATCAGACATATTTTTAACTACTTTACCAGCATTGTCTCCAGATAATTTTGAAAATTTATAAAATTTAGATAAAGATTCAGCAGACATTCCTGCATAAATGTTTAACTGAACAAATTGTTTTAATATATTAGGTGCTATTTTTTCTGTAGATCCTAAAGCTTTATAAATTGAACCTACTGAGGCTGCTGATGCTTCAAAACTAGGACCCGCTCCGGCTACTGCACCTGCTAATTTACCGGCAGCACCTTCAGCTAAACCTAAATCACGAGAAAGACCAGTTACAGCATCTGCTATAGGTATTACAGCTTGTCTACCTTCTTCTGCTTTTTCTTTAACATGGCCAAACAATTTAGTAATACCCCCAATAGCCATAGTTATTAGATTAAGGGGATTTAAAAATCCTATAGCTGATTTTATTAAACTTCCAAACCCAGCTCCTAATATTTTTAAACGGCCTGTAAGACCTGCTGTTTTATTACCTCCTTCAGTTACTTTATCTGCCATTTCTTTGGCTTTATCTCTGGCTTCACCAAATAAATCACCAATTCCACTTAATCCTATTTTACCTAAAAGTCCTTCTATACCACCTAAAGCTAAACCAGTAAGACCCATAGATTTTTCTACGTTTTTTTGTCGTCTTGCTTGTTCAGAAATTGCCTCATTAGTTTTAGTTACAAGGTCTTCTTGTTCTCTTAATTGAGCATTTATTTTATCAAGATATTCTATTTCTTGTGCTGATGCTTGTCCACTTTCACGTTTTATTGTTAAAAGTTCTCTATTTCTTTGAAGTTCAGCTGCAGCTGCTTTTGCTTTATCTCCTAACTTTTTTAATTCTCTAGAACTCATATCTGTGAGTCCTTCTTGAACATTAGCAACTTGTCTAGAAATATCCCTAAGTGTATTTAAAGATTTATTAGATTGTCTTATAGCTTCACTAGTTTTTGTAACTGCACCTATAACTTTAGTCCAATCTTGTACTATATATCCTACATCTTCTCCAAATCCTTCTGTTTGTTCTCTTAAGGTACCCAAAAGAGCTTCAGCAGTTTCTAAATTACCAATGTCGGCTATTTTAACTGGATCTTTTTTTAATTTGGCTTTTTCTTTATTAATTTTTTGTAATAAATCATAAAGTTGTTGGGCTTCATTTGTAGCCTTCTTATTATCTTTATCTTCAGCCATTTTTAAATACTAGTATATATATTATAAATATTTAAAATTTACTTTTTTGACATATTAGTTACGTAAGATGGTGGTTGAACCACGTTATTTTTAGCTAATAAACTTTTATCAGGATTAGCTAAATCTATATTATAAGACTTAGAATTACCAGATGAACTACTAGAATTTTCTTTGTTTTGACGTTCATAAAAATCATTTATTTGATCTAAAGTAAAATGTCTTAACCACATTGGCATGTTGTATACAGTTTCAAATGTATACCCACCTTTACCATGAAATACTATATCATGGATTTGAATAAATAACTGTTTTCGGTATTGGGCGCAATAATCAGATGTCAGGGAAAAAAAAGTTTACCCCTAAAGGCAATGATATAGTTATAGATCTATCTTCTATTTCTATTGGAACCTCCATATCAATGTCAGGTTGCATTTCTTTTACATAATCCCTAAGAGCTCTTGAATCACGAGCTAATAAACTATTATCTACAAATTCCCTAATAGTTTTAGATGTTCTATCACCATTAATAGATGTTATAAGATATTTTAAACGAGTAGTTAATTCGTTTGATGCATTCTTATTTATTTTTTTAAGGCCTTTTAATTCATTTTCAATTTTCTTTTCAACATGGCCATCAAAAATTTTAAATGTAACTTCATTACCTGAATGGGGTAATGTAAAATTAAATTCATTTATACCTTTAGTGTATAAAGATTCATCAAATACTTTATGTTCTAATGTAGTTAAATCAATAACATGAGTTTCACCGGCATAATCAAATTCATAATTTTTACCATAACCTAAAATACGAGCTGCAATTAAAATTGCATTTTTATCACCTGTAATAAGATCATTATAATCAACTTTTGTAACTATTAAAGATTGAAGTAATTTATCAATCATTGTACCGTTTTGAATATAGTTTTGATTTGTTAAAATATCTTCTTCTCTAGCTGTCATATATTTCATTTCAATCTTACCACTAGATAAAGGATGTCCTTCAGGATAAACTAAACCTTTTGAGGGCAAATCAATTGTTTCTGTTGGAAACAAATATTTTGGAGCTTCTTGAGGAGTTGGTGATTGTTGAGATATAACTGATTGATTTTGTATTTGGTTTTCCATAATTCTTATTTAAAATAACTTTATTGTCTATAATACATATACGAGATAAAAAAGAGCTTGACAAAAGCCAAGCTCTCTTTATATTTTTATGAGACGTATTTTAAAAGTTTAATACGCAGTAATCCATTCCAATACCCATTGTAAGGTTTTGGGCTGCTGCTTCGTTATCCCAGTTGTATTCACCAAATTCTGCTGATTTGATAAATGCACCTTTAATAATCCATTCACTTACTACATCACCTACAGGGCCTAGTACATTAAGTCTAAGATCTTTCTTGTAAAAATCAGAATAACCATCACGGCCTGTTACTGATTCGTGGTGTAAACGTACCCATTCCATTAATGCTTGAGCACCGGAAGGAGTGATAGGATCAAAAAGTGTAAGGGATAAATCGTTCCATTTTAATTTACCTTTTATTTTACGGTAAACGTTTATATGGTTAAGAACGATTTCTTCTTGTGAGAACCCCATACCACTTACAGCTTTTATGATATAGCTAGGAAAACCATCTACATACATAATAAATCTATTTTGTTGCTTTGGTTCAAAAGCTGTAAAAAACATCGAGTTTGGATCTAATACTGCCATTTTATATCTATTGTTTTATTTTTTTATTCATTTATAAATATTACTCCTCTAAATTCTTATGCTGGGAAAGTAGCTCCGGTTGGAAGAATGTTAAAGTCTAAGTAAATAAATTCAGCGGTTTTAGTTGGTTGAATGTATATCGCACCTACTAACTGATTTCTATCAATTACATCAGCTGTATTGTTTGAATCATCCATTACAACTTTAAACGCATATAAGCCTTGTCTTTGTTGTACTGATTCAAGGTATGGTTGAACTTGGCCTAAAAATTGATTTCTTGTAGCTGCTGTATTGTTTTCAAATACTAAAGTATTAGCTATCTGAGAAATATATGATTTAAGTTCAATTAACAAACGACGAACGTTTACACGATCAAGAGCAGAAGCTTTAGTTTGTAATGTTTTCTGACCAAATACTACAACACCAGTTCCTGGGAAGGTAGCAATTGGATTAACTTTACCTACATACAAAGTATCTCTATCAGTTTGAGGTACTTTTCTTTCAGCTTGTCTTACCATACTTAATCCACCACGGTTAATACCTGCGGGTGCAAACCAAGCTTCTGAAGTTTGGTCGTTATTAGCATATACACCAGGTATTAAAGTAGAGGCAGGAACCCATACTAAAGCGCCAGTAGTAGGATCAGTTACTTGTAACCAAGGCCAATATGCAGCTGCATATGAAGTATTTAAACTAGCAGCTTGGCCTGTGGTAGTAGCTACAGTTGAGCCATAACCTACTAAATCTAATACTATAATAGCATCTCCTCTGTTTTGGATATTTGTTATTAAAGTATTTAATTGAGCAGCATGAGTAGCATTGTTATAAATTAAACCAGGAGCAGTAATTACATTAAATTGATAATCATCTTTATTTGCTAATAAATTAAATGTATCAGTATAATTAGCACCTACTAAACCTTGAGTATTAGTATTATTGATATTTTCGTAGAAGTTTTGGCTACTAACTACTATATCACCTGTAGCGCCACCAAATGTACCACTAGCAGCTACTGGAATAGAAGCAGTATATAAATTACTTGCTGGGTTTCCTAAGTTATTAAGATAATCAGGAGTTTTAAGACCTACTGTTTTTACTCTTACATAACGAGAAGCATTTGGATAAGATCCGGATACTTGAAGATAAGGAGTAGCAGTACCACTACCTACTAATGTAAAGGTTTGATCACCTATTACTTTAGAGATATAATTTGAAGCTTTAGGATCTAAAGATAAGTTAGTCCAAGTTTCAAGTACTGATTTTAAATTTGGAGTATCATTACCCTGACGGATTACTAATGAAAATACACCTCTTGAAGTATCAGGATTTTGAATTTCCCATCTTAAGTTATCAGCTGAACCACTAGCTAAAGCACCTGAAGTTTCAGTTGAAATACTGTTCATGATAATACCAGGGCTAAGTGTTTCTAATATGAAAGCACTACCACTAGCAACTATACCAGCTGAACTACCAGATACAAAAGATGAAGTTGCAGGTGTAAATGAACCTGAAGCTACACGAGTTACTAATAATGTAGCTCCACCATTTTGAAAATAATTGTAAGCTGATATTGAGGTTAAAAATGTATAGCTATCGGACCCGCTAGTAAAAGAACTACCAAAAGCTGCTTGGTATTCTGTCCAACTAGTAACTAGTGTAGGAATACCTACTCTACCTTTAACAGTTGGACCTATAAGGGCAGCTCCAGCTTGAACTGGACCTGCAGTGACCTGTGATTGGTCATTTTCTCTTGCTAATACGCCTGGGGAAATTAATGTTTCTGCCATTTTATATTGTTATTTTTTATGATAAATATGTTAAGCCCTTTCAAAAGATTAGGCATTAGGTAAGAACTCATTGGTTTCTAAAGAAATAGTCCCACTACCATATTTGTTTTCTAATTCTTTAGCTAAACTTATTTCTTTTTCTTGCAATTGTTGTAGTTGTAGTTTAAATTGTTCTTTTTTTAATTGAAATGTCATAATTTGCATTTCTGCATTTCCTACATTTGCTATAAGTTCTTGATAATTATTACGTAATTCTTTTAATTGTGTAACTTCTTCAGGGGTTAAAACTTGTTTTTCCATAATTTTATTATAAATATTAAATTTTTTATATAGTATATGGGAGATCCGAAGAAAAAGTTCCTGATGGTGCTGATATAATAGAATCTAAGTCTCCAGCTATTTCTGAAGTAAATACAATATGATTTTTATCACTATATTTTTTAATAGATGATAATTGTTTTTGAATATTATCAGGAACAATATACCCGTATAGTTTAAGGGTAAATGTAGTTTTAACTGCTCGTTCATTTGTTGACACTACTTCAACAGCATGAGAAAATGAATCAATACTAGCTTTAAATTTAAAACGTTCAGGATTTCCCCAATATGAATCTGAGGCATAATTTATAGATTCTACAATTTTATTCATTTGTTCTATATAATATGTAGAAATAATAAAATCATAAGTT